GAACTTTGTAAATGAGCAAGGTGTTCACATTGGTGGTTTAGGAGGTTTTATTCGTTCTTTAAATTCATTAATAAACCAAATTCAACCAACATCCGTTTATGTTGTGTTTGATGGGATTGGATCCTCAACAAACCGAAAAAATATGCTACCCGAATATAAATCAGGTCGTAATTTGGTTCGTATCACTAATTGGGATGTGTTTGAAAATTTAGAAGAAGAACACGATGCTAAAATAGACCAAATTGTAAGATTGATTCATTATTTGAAATGCCTTCCTGTTAAAACATTAGTTATAGATAAGGTGGAAGCCGATGATATAATCGCATATTTAAGTGATATATTGTCTAATAAATATAATTCCCAGGTTTTCATAGTATCCAATGATAAGGACTTTGTTCAATTAGTAAACAATAAAGTTACATTATATAGACCAGCTGAAAAAGAATATTATACACCACAAACAGTAAAGAATAATTTTGGTGTATTAGTAGAGAATTTTATTTTATATAAAATACTGTTAGGTGATCAATCTGATAAAGTAGAAGGGGTTAAAGGGTTGGGTGCAAAGGGAATTTTTAAGAAATTTCCTGAACTAGCCGAAAGACATATTACTTTTACAGACTTGATTGATATATGTGCTTCTAAACATAAAGAACACGTTGTTTATTCAAGGGTGGTTTTTGATGTTGAACGTTTAGAAAATACTTATCGAATTATGGATTTGGCTAACCCATTAATAGATGATAATGATAGAGAATACATGCAAGAAGAAATAGAATCTCCAACTCCAATTTTGAATATTGAAGGATTTTTACGATTTTATAATGAAGACGGATTAGGTAAGATGATTAAAAATCCTGAGTTTATTTTAAATGATACTTATAAAGTATTAGATAGTTTTAAAAAATAAATATAAAAAAAAAGTTGTATTTTTCATTTTTACCATACTTGCCCTATATTTATAATCGAACAAAATATCGATTATGAATTATCAAAAAATATACGATCAAATAATAGACAGAGCAAAAAACAGACAATTGGAAGGATATAAAGAAAAACATCATATCCTTCCTAAATGTTTAGGAGGAAAAGAGGATAAAGATAATCTTGTAGAATTAACAGCTAGAGAACATTTTTTATGCCATCGATTACTTTGCGAAATATATCCTAATGAAACTAAGTTAATACAAGCTTTATGGTTAATGACTATAGGAAAAAATAAACATAACACTTTATATAGTTATTCTTTTTCTAGTAGAACATATGAAAAGGTAAAATTAGAGTTTATTAAGACAATAAAAGGTAAAAAAATGTCTTTAGAAACTAAAGAAAAAATACAAAAGATAAAATCTAACATGGATATGTCTGTATTTTATACTGAAGAAGTTAAGAAAAAGATGTCGGAAAACAAAAAAGGAAAAACAATACACACTAAAGAATCTAAACAAAAAATAAGTGAATCTAAAAAAGGAAAAAAAAGAAATATTATATGGGGAGACAAAATAAGTGAATCCAAAAAAGGAAAACCTAAACAAGGAAAACCAATTATTCAAATCTGTCCCCAAACAAAAGAAACTATAAATATTTTTTCATCTATCACTGAAGCTTCCAAAATTACAGGAATAAAAAGTATTTCAAATAATTTAATAGGAAAAACTAAAACAGCAGGTGGTTATATTTGGAAATTTAAAAATTAATTATTATATTACATTCATAATCTAAAAAATAAAAGTTTTGACACTCAATAATTTAAATGCCTACGGGCCAGCATTTCAGATAAAAGTAATATCTGCTTTACTTACTCATAAAGAATTCTTGTTAAATATACAAGATGTTTTAAGTGAGGACTATTTTGATAATAGTGCTCAAAAATGGATTATCAAAGAAATTTTAAGATATTACCAAAAATATCATTGTACTGTTTCAATGGATGTTTTGAAAGTAGAACTCAAGAAAATCGACAATGAAGTACTCCAGGTATCAATTAAAGAACAATTAAGAGAGGCTTACAAATCTTCCGACGAGGATCTTAAGTACGTAGAAGAAGAATTCTCAGGTTTTTGTAAAAACCAACAACTTAAAAAGGCGTTGTTAACAAGTGTAGATTTTTTGAACGTAGGAGATTATGATTCTATTAGATCAATGATTGATAATGCACTTAAAGCAGGTCAAGATAAAAACATGGGTCATGAATATAACAAAGATGTTGAATCACGTTATAGAGAAGACCATAGAACTATTGTACCTACACCTTGGGAAGCATTCAATGAACTACTTCAAGGTGGTTTAGGTAATGGTGATTTTGGATTAATATTTGGTAATCCTGGTGGGGGTAAATCTTGGTCATTAGTTGCCTTAGGAGGGTTTGCTGTTAAATTAGGATATAATGTTTTACACTATACTCTAGAATTAGGAGATAACTATGTTGGACGAAGATATGATGCTTATTTCACTAATACATCAGTCCAAAATGTTGATAAACATAGAGATCTTATTGAACAATCTGTATCACAATTACAAGGTCAATTATTAATTAAAGAATATCCATCTAATAGGGCCTCAATTTCAACAATAGAATCCCATGTTAAAAAATGTATTGATTTGGATTTCAAACCAGATTTAATTCTAATTGATTATGTAGATCTTCTTCGCTCAAAAAGAAAATCTAGTGAGCGTAAAGAAGAAATTGATGATATTTATAACAGTACTAAGGGACTTGCTAAGGAATTAAATCTACCAATTTGGAGTGTTTCTCAAGTAAACCGTGCGGGTGCAAAAGATGATGTTATTGAAGGTGATAAAAGTGCCGGTTCTTATGATAAGATGATGGTTACTGATGTCGCTATATCTTTATCAAGAAAAAAAGAAGATAAAGTAAATGGAACAGGAAGATTCCATATCATGAAAAATAGATATGGAATGGATGGGATGACATATCATGCTAAAATAGATACATCCACCGGTCACTTTGAAATATTAGATGAATATGATGAAGAATTAACACCACCAACTCCATCCAATGGTTTCAGGAATATAGATTCAGTAGACAAAGCCCTTATTAAACAAAAATTTTTCGAATTACAAAAAGACTAAATTATTTAAAAAACAATGTTAACAACCGAATCACAAATTTTGTCGGAAATTACTACCCATTTAAAGTATGCCAAATATGTTTATGAAAAACATAGAAGGGAAACATGGGATGAATTAGTTACCCGAAACAAAGAAATGCACATCAAAAAATTTCCAAACTTAGTGGAAGATATTGAATCTGCTTACAAGTATGTTTATGATAAAAAGGTGTTACCATCAATGCGTTCAATGCAATTTGCTGGAAAACCAATTGAAATAAACAACTCTCGTATTTTTAATTGTTCTTATTTACCAATAGATGATTTTAGAGCATTTTCTGAAATTATGTTCTTATTACTTTCAGGTTGCGGGGTAGGATACTCAGTTCAAACCCACCATGTAGAAAAATTACCAGATATTAGAAAACCACTTAAATGGAAACGTTATTTAATTGGTGATTCTATTGAAGGTTGGGCTGATGCTGTTCGTATGTTAACTAAAGCTTATTTTGGTCAAACATCAACCGGTCCTTTATTTGATTTCAGAGATATTAGATCTAAAGGTGCAACTCTTATTACTGTAGGTGGTAAAGCCCCAGGTTCTGAGCCATTAAAAATAGCTTTAGTACATATGCAAGCCATTTTTGATCGTAAAAAAGATGGGGAAAAATTAACTACAGTTGAATGCCATGATATTATTTGTCATTTAGCTGATGCCGTATTGTCTGGTGGAATTCGTAGAGCGGCTTTGATTGCTTTATTTAATTTACATGATGAGGATATGTTAACTTGTAAATTTGGGGATTGGTGGGAAAATAACCCACAAAGAGGTCGTGCTAATAACTCTGCTGTATTACTTCGTAATATGATTGACAGAGAAACATTTATGGAACTTTGGAAAAAAATTGAAGCATCTAATAGTGGGGAACCCGGATTTATATTTACAAATGATAAGGATGCTGGTACTAATCCTTGCGCTGAAATTAATTTAAAGGCAAACCAATTTTGTAATCTTTGTGAAATTAATGCTTCAGATATTGAAACACAAGAAGAGTATAATGCAAGAACTAGGGCAGCAGCATTTATTGGTACATTACAAGCTAGTTATACCGATTTCCATTACTTAAGAGACATATGGAAAAAAACAACTGAGAAAGAAGCTTTATTAGGGATAGGAATGACGGGAATTGCTTCTGGTAATGTATTAAAGCTTAACATGAAAGAAGCAGCTAAAATAGCTTGTGATGAAAATGAACGTGTTGCTAAAATTTTAGGTATTAATAAAGCAGCTCGCGTTACTACAGTAAAACCATCAGGTACTACATCTTTAGTATTAGGTACAAGTTCAGGTATTCATGCTTGGCATGATGATTATTATATGAGAAGAATTCGTGTAGGTAAAAATGAAGCTTTATACACTTATTTAAGTACTTATCACCCTGAAATGTTAGAGGATGATTTTTTCAAACCAAATATCCAATCTGTAATTTCTGTACCCCAACGTTCTCCTGAGGGTGCAATAACACGTAGTGAATCAGCTATAGATTTATTGGAACGTATTAAAACAATCAATAAAAACTGGATTAAACCAGGTCATAGAAAAGGTGCTAATATGCATAATGTATCTGCTACAGTAACTATTAAACAAGATGAATGGGCTACAATAGGAGATTGGTTATATGAAAATAGAGAATATTTTACAGCATTGTCTTTTTTACCTTATGATGGACACTCATATAAACAGGCCCCTTTTGAATCAATTACAAAGGAAGAATTTGATGAGGCGATAAAATCACTCCATACTGTAGATTTATCAAGAGTAATGGAAATAGATGATAACACAGCGTTAATGGAAAGTGTTGCTTGTGCAGGAGGTGGAGGATCTTGTGAAATAATTTAATGATAATTGTGAATTAATTTATTCCTGTCATATTTATAATTGATATGACAGGAATTTATAAAATTATTAACCCTAAAGGAAAAATATATATTGGTTGTACTATAGATTGGGATAGAAGAAAAAAAGAATATTCAAGAATGTATAATTCTAAAGGACAAACTAAATTATATAATTCTTTTCAAAAATATGGTATTGAAAATCATAGTTTTGAAGTAATTGAAGAATGTTCTGAAGAAAATTTATCTGAAAGAGAAATTCACTGGATTTTATATTATAATGCTGTAGAAAAAGGATTAAATATAAGAATAGGAAACAGAAATGGTTCTTTAACAAAACAAACCAAACAAAAAATAAGTGAAGCTTTAAAAGGAAGAAAAAACACATGGAGTACATCTGAGGGACAAGGAGAAAAAATAAGTAAAGGATTAAAAGAATTTTATAAAGACTCAAAAAATAGAGAGAAAATAAGTAGAGGATTAAAAACATATTATGATTCTCAAGATTTTATTCCTCCAAAACCATTATCTTATCCTATTAATATCATAAGAGAAATCCAGTTAAAATATAACAACAATACAATATCTCAACTATCTCGAGAATATAATATAAGTTGGGGAACTATTAATAATATGGTTAAAAAAAATAACGGATATGAGGAAGAAAAATTGATTTATTTTGAAAATAATCCACATAGTATTCGTTCTTCTATATCTATTGAATCTAAAAATAATATTTCCAAAAAAATGAAAGAAAGAAAAAATGAATGGACCAAACCAAAATTTACTAAAGAAGAACAAGAAATAATTATTAATAAATTTAAAACTCAAAATTATACTTATGAACAATTAGCTTTAGAATATAAAATAAGTAAATCTACTATCAATAATATCATAAATAAGAAAAATGGATATTCAAATAATAAAAATATAAAAAATAATAAAGAAGGCTTGGTTATCTAAGCCCTTTTTTATATATTTATAACAAATAAAAAAGACATGGATAACTTTGACTTAAAAAAATACCTAGTAGAAAATAAAATAAATGAAAGTAGTAATATACAATCAATATATGAAAAATTATTAAGTGCTAATAATGAATTAGATAACTGGTTAACAGATAATGCAAGTACTTCTGAGGCTGTAAAAATTAAAAGAAAAGGTGCTGAATATTTTGAAATAATAACGAGTATTTTAATTAAAAAAGGACTTAAAATTTAAAAAACAAATAAAAACAAATAAAGTTAAGCTTGGGAAACCAAGCTTTCTTTTTTTTTATTGCTAATAAAAAATTATGTTACAAAAAATTAAAGAAAGAATATTCCCTTTTCTTATAGCAGTATCCGCTTTATCTGTTAGTGCATCTGCTGCTTTTTATAGTATAACGGGTTTAAGTATGTTGTTTGCTGGAGCTAGCCTTGCTGTAATAGTAATGGCCACTTCCCTAGAGGTATCCAAACTGGTAATAGCATCATTACTTTATCAGTACAGAAAAACATTACCTAAGCTACTTAAAACTTATTTAACAATATCTGTAATAATACTTATATTAATTACATCTGCAGGAATATATGGATATCTATCATCAGCATACCAACAAACCTCAGACCAAAATAGTATTGTTGATTCCAAAATCAAATCTTTAGAATCCAAGAAAAAATTATTTGAGGAAACTAGAGATAATATTTTAAAAGAAAAACAATATATTGCCAACTTACAAGGAACATTATCCCAGGCATCCACTACCCAATATACTGACAAGAATGGGAATTTGATAGTTAAATCAAACAATGCAGCTATTCGTAATATTGAATCATCATCCAAATCAAATGAAAAATTATCATCAAAAATTGATGTTATTAATGACTCAATATTCTCAGTAGAAAATCAAATTCTAATAATCAAAACTAATGCAACCTCAACCAGCGAATTAGGACCATTAAAATACCTTTCAGGATTAATTGGTGTAGGTATGGATCGTATTATTAATTGGTTATTGTTAATTATTATATTTGTGTTTGATCCATTAGCTATTGCCTTAGTAATTGCTGCAAATTTTGCTTTTGCTCAAATTAGTTCAAAAAAAAAGTTAACACCACCCCAAGATCCATGGGATAATACGTTGATGGATGGTTTAGAAGAGGAAGAATTTAAGGAATTATTTGATAAAGCAGATACTAATGATGATGGGGTAATTGATGAGGAAGAAGCAAAGTCATCAAATATTGATTCTGAAACAGCTAATCAAATGAATCAGTTAAATCAATCATTAGAAGTCCTCGAACAAATAAATAATGAGAATAATTATGACTTTCAATGGAAAAAAGATAAAGTATCCAAAGAAATAGAAAATATTAAAAATTCATTATCAAAACAGTTTAATAAGGATGATGATAATACAATAACTTATTTTTAAAATTTCTTTAAGGGGATTTGGCTCCCTGAATCCCCTTTATTATATTGATGGGGTAAAAGAAAATTTAAATATAAATAAATTATGACTCAAGAAGAAATCCACAACAAACACATTGACATTATTAACCACTTAATTGATATAAGTGGGGAAATTGAACAAGTATGGAAGTACCACCCAGAAAATCCTAATCGAATTGATGTTGTTACATATCATGATATTTTAGTTAATAAAATGAAGGAAATAGAACAACAAGAAATAGAATTTAGAGAGAAAAATGGGAATATAAATTTGTAAAACAAAAATAATGGGGGAATATAGTTTTATAAAAGAAAGTAGTATCAAACACAACAAGGATGTTGTTATCAAACATATAAAACCACTCACACCCCTTAATTATAATAAGTTCATGTGGTGGCGTACACATACTGATAAAAACATTCCACTTAGTAAAAAGTCACCACTTAAAGAACGTATTTTGAATGGGGATTTTAACCCCTCATCTTATTATTGGCAAGCTCAATTAGTATTATATAATGCTAAAGATAAAATTGATCTTACTAAAGATGATCATCAATCTCAAATGGAGAAATTATCTGTTGATTTAGCTCGTTATAAGAAATTAATGGAGGATTTTGAAAAAGAAGAAAATAATCGTTTAGAAGCTTTATATGATGCCTTTAAAAAATCATTCAACATCAGCCATGAAGAATTAGAAATCAAATTCCTTAATTGGCCTGATGATATATTAAGTTTTTATAATCATGCTTGTAATTTTATAAAGAAAACAACCCCTGAAAATAGAAAGGTTATAAGAGATCCTTCTCGTAAAGAAAAAATTAAAATTTTAGATATAAAACGTAAACGTGGTCGTCCCCGTAAAGATGAAATATTTTAAATATGGTCTGGATAAATGTATGGTTATTTTTAATTGTAGTAGCATTATTTGCTATTAATGGAAATATTGAAAAAAATGGTAGAAATTATTAAACATAGTTTAGGATTGTGTGGTGAACATTATCACCCAAACATTTTCACAATTTTGACAGGTAGTCTTGGAATTATACCAGGAATTAATTACCTTTATTTTAGATATATTAAAAAAATAAAATATAAAAAATAATAATATGTTTAAAGTAAATCACGAAGTACCTTTATGTCTTTTAGAAGACAGTAAAACATTTAATGATTATGAATTTATTCTTCCTCATCTTTTAGACCAAGATAATGATTATGCCAGATACATGATCCAGGCTAAAAAAGAAAACCGTTATATTATAATGGATAATTCTTTACATGAACTAAAAGATATAAATGATGGACAAGCATATGATGAATCTCGTTTGCTACATTGGGTTAACGAATTAAAACCAAATGAATTCATAATTCCTGATGTATGGCAAGATACAACTCAATCTATCATTAATGCTAGAAAATGGGCTCAAATTGAATTACCTGAAGAAGTTACTAAAGTAGCAGTTATCCAGGCTATTAATTTAACAAATGCTATTACATGTTATCAGACTTATAAGGATTTGGGTTATAAAAAGATTGCTTTTTCTTATGGTGCTGAATATTATTTAGATCATTCCTTTCATCCAAATAAAAATTTGGCTAAAGCATTAGGTCGTATTCAAGTAATAAGTAAAATGTATAATATGGGTTTGATTAATAATAATGATAGGATACATTTGTTAGGTTGTGCTAGTCCTTTTGAATTTGCTTTATATAAGGATATGCCTTTCATTGAATCAATTGATACTTCAAATCCTATCATGGCTGCTTTAGAGGGTGTAAAATATGGTAATTTTGGAATAAATGAAAAACCAAAAGCTAATATGAATGATCATTTTTATACTACTGAAATAGATTATAAATTAATTGAATGGAATGTGAATATGTTTAAAAATCTAATAAAATAAAATAAAATATGGAAAACAAAATGTTATCACTTTATGACTATCTAGGAAGACCAGCAGGTTCAGATCTAGGTAAGGAAGTAGCAAAAGCTGCTACTATTGCTAAAATCAAACTTGATGTTAGGTATGTCTCAAATCCAAAATACACAGGGGATGTTTTTTTATATCCAAAATATTGGTTAGATGAGTATTTTAAAGTTAAACAAATAGATGATTTACCTTATTAATTATGAAAAATCAACCACCAATGAACCCGGCATGGGAAAATGAAATAAAAAAACAATTAGATAAAATCTGGGAAAATAAATATTGTCTTAGTTTGTCTAATTTAGAAATGTTACGTAGATTAGCATATAAAACAAAATTATGAATAAAAACAAAAAACATGCTGTGATTTCACTTTCAGGAGGGATGGATTCAAGTACATTATTATTACATTTATTATCTGAAGGTTATGAATGCACTTGTATCTCTTTTGACTATGGTCAAAAACACCGAGTTGAACTTGAGCGTGCTCAAGAATTAGTAAACTATCTTAACAACAATAACTTAATAGAAACTGACAAACCAGTATGGGATGAAAAATTTTCTAAAATTAATTACCAAGTAATTAAACTTGATGGTTTATCAAATTTATTGGTGAGTGGTTTGGTTGATAATGATTCTATGGAAATGAAAAAAGGCCATTATGCCCATGAAAATGCTCTTACTACTGTAGTTCCTAATCGTAATGCTATTTTTGCTTCTATAACATATGCTGTTGCTTTATCATTGGTAAAGAAAAATGGATATCCTTGTAAAATAGCATTAGGTACCCATATGGGAGATTTTGATAATAAGAAACAACAAGGAATCTATCCGGATTGTTCAGAAGACTTTAAAATTGCCTTAGAACATGCTTTTAAAATTGGGAATTGGGATTCAGATAAAGTAGATTATTATGCCCCTTATAATATAACAAACAAAACAGGAGTATTAGAAGATGGGATTAAATCTTGTAAAAAAATAGGTTTAGACTATAAAGAAATATATAAAAGAACTAATACTAGTTATGATCCTATTAAACATGTTATACTTTATAAGGATGGAACATTAGGTGAAGAATGGTTTAGCGACTATAAAAGTGGAAGTTCAATTGAACGAATATTAACCTTTGTTGAATTAAATATCAAAGACCCAGTCCAATATGCTGATGAGTTTGGATTAGTAACTTGGGAAATAGCTAAAAATTATGCTCTGGAGGTAGATAGAAAATTCAAAGAAACACACCCAAACTTTTAATATTTTAACCGAAATACCATATATTCCCTTCTGAATGATTGTAAAAAGAAAATATAAAAAATCAAACTTACCTTCTATCCCTATGTATGTTGTAATTAACAGGGAAGGTGAAGTATTCACTGGGTTAATAAAAGGATATTCACAATGGTCTTATGACTGGTTAAAAGCAAAACCCTTATATAAAGAAAATACCACTATGCTTCTAAAATCAAACATAGGAGCTGAGTTAATAAAAGAAGAAGAATTAATATGAAAAGATTATTATATTTTACATCCCTAGGATGTGTTCCTTGCCAAACATTTAGTCCTATAATGGATAGAGTGTCTCAACAAATTAATGTTGAAAAAATAACAACAGATTATGAAATGAATAAAGCACAATCATCAAATGTAAGAAGTGTTCCTACAGTAATATTGATAGAAAATGAACAAGAAGTCCGTAGATTTGTAGGTACAAGAAGTTATGAACAAGTAATGCAATTTATCAATGGGTAAGTATCAATCAACAAAATTATTTGATAACTATTCAGTAGCAATTAGACAGTGGAAAGCCCAACATTCACACTGTCAATTGTTACATGGTTATGCTTTGAAGTTTAAAGTATGGTTTGAATCAGTAGAACCATTAGAAGAAAACCAGTTAGATGAAATGAATTGGATTCAAGATTATGGTGGGTTTAAATCTAAACCAGTAGGAAATGGTTTAAAAGACTGGATGGACTATATGTGGGACCATACTTTGTTAATTGAAAAAGATGATCCGTATTTGGACTTGTTTGAATCAATGAATCCAACAGTATGCCATTTAAGAGTAATGGATAAAATCGGAGCTGAATCAGCCGCTAAATTGGTTTATGATAAATTCAATGATGAATTGTCTAAACAAGGTGGTGGTCGTGTTAGAGTAACTAAAGTAGAATGTTGGGAAGCAGATAAAAATTCATCAATTTATACAGAACAATAATGACAACAGAAACCAAAAAACCAGGTAGAATTACCGATTATAATAAAGTATTACCTATCCTTGAACTCTACACTTGTATTCAAAGTGAGGGTTCAAGACAAGGTAAACCTACTGTTGCTGTTAGAACAACAGGATGTACACATCGTTGTTGGTTTGGTGCTGGAGGGTGGTGTGATTCTTGGTACACAAGTATCCATCCAGGTAAAGGAACTTACACATTTAACGACATCATTAAAATTTATGATGAAAATCCTGAAATTACAGAAATGATGTTAACTGGAGGTTCACCTACTATGCAACCTGATCTTTGTAATGAATTAACTCATTTTGCTCATGAACGTGGTATATGTATAACCATTGAAACAGAAGGTAGCCACTTTATTGAAACCGATTACCCGTTTGGGTTGGTATCTTTATCTCCAAAGTTTACTAATTCTATTCCTAAAATTAATGTTACAACTCCAATGGGTAAATTAGTAGATCAAAAGATGATTGATCAACATAACAAATTTAGATTAAATAAAGAAGCAATTCGTAAAACCTTAGACTACCATACAGATTACCATTACAAACCAGTTTATGATGGTACTCAAGAAACAATGGATGAAATTGAAGCATTTAGAGTTGAAATGAATATTCCTAAAAACAAAACCTGGTTAATGCCTGCTGGTGATAATAGAGAGGAATTGATTAAACAATATCCAATTTCATTAGAAAAAGCAATGGAAATGGGTTACAATTGGACAGGTCGTGACCACATTATTTCATATGACCAAAGACGTGCAGTATAATGAAAACATTAATTCATGTCAATCAGCATCATATTCGTTCCAATAAAACAAAAGGAACAGATTTACCTGTAATTACTATCAAACAGGGTAGAAAAAATACATACTGTAATGAAGTAGAAATATTAGGACCAAGCAAAATTATTTATGCTGGTGATGGATATGATGTTAAACCACTACTAAGTTGTGGGGCTAGAGTAGTTATTGAAACCGAAAGTGAAATATGTATTATAAAATAAAAAATTTATATGCTACCCAAATATTTCTCTCAACGATCTTTTTTTAATAATTTTTATAATTGGTATTTACAATTAAGAATAAAAATTTATAATATTTTTGACATTGAAAAACCATCAATAAAAACACCCCCATCAGACTATGTTTTAATATATGGGGATGATTTTTCCCAATTTAATACAGATAAATGGAGATTGAGTCAACCTTGGGGAGATTTCCATGAATATAATTTGGATTGGTATTATCCAACAAATGAAGATAGTGTTTTTGTGAATAATGATGGTTTAGTTTTAGAATTAAAACATAATCCAAAAACATTTATAAAATCACAATTACCATCATATAGACAATCTCCTACTTTACCTGAACAATGGGTATCTCATTGGTCTGGGGCTCTGATGATGTCTAAATTTTCTTTTAAATATGGATGGTTAGAAGCTACTATAAAATTACCTAAAGAAAAATCACAATGGCCTGCTTTTTGGACAACTGGTAAAAATGTATGGCCACCTGAAATTGATATTTTAGAAGCATATAGTAAAAATGATCCTGAAAAATTACATATAAAACCTAACATTCATTGGGGGGATACTGGAGATAAAACCAAAAGACAATATGGTGCTCCAACTATTGATATCAAAAACCCTACAGATAGATTTATTCAGTATGCTATTCATTGGACTGAAGATTTCATTCGGTTTTATTATGATGGATTATTGGTACAAGAGTGTACTAATAAAGAAATGTTAGATTATATGGGAAAAGATGAACATGTAATTATTTTAAATCATGGATTTAAACAAACCAAAATAGCCCCTACCGGATCTCAAATGATAGTTAAAAATATTAAATTATTCCAAAAAGAACACTAATATTTATTATGATGAATATAACATTTTTTTATACAGATGAATGTAGTAAATGTGCTAATTTAAAACCAATAATTTCTGAATTTAGTGATGTTTTAGGAATCAAAATGGTTAACACATATGAAGAAGAATTAATTACCGAAAATTATGATGTACAGTGGGTCCCTACTTTAGTAATTGAAGATAATAATGGTAAACATAATTTTGAAGGGGTTGATGAAATTAAAAAAGTTTTGAATAAATTAATATAAAAATAAATGAACAATCAGGTTTTATTCACAGAAAAAGAAATTCAAAATAAAGTAAAAGAGTTAGCAAATATCATAAACGGAAAAAAACATGAATCAACTCCCGTATTTATATGTATTTTAAATGGAGCATTTATGTTTTTTACGGATTTAGTGAAAAACATAGATAATTGCCATATAGACTTTATAAGAGCGCAATCCTACACCAACACAACGCAAGGTAAAGTCAATATCACCAAACCCATAGAAATAGATATTACTGGAAGAGATGTCTATCTGGTAGACGACATATATGATTCAGGTAATACAATAAATAATGTGATAAAATATCTTAACCAATATAATCCCAACACAATTACCCCAGTAACTTTATTTAAAAGACATACTTCATCCAACCTAGATTTAATTTATGGTTTTAATTTAGAAAATGAATGTTTTTTGGTGGGGTATGGATTAGATAATAATGATGGAACTAAAAGGAATCAAAAACACATAACAGGATTAATGAATGATGATTAATAATATTTATTATATATGCCTAATTACATTCAATATTCAACTTCTAGTCTAACTGGTTCCCTAAGAAAGGGAACTGTGGCTTTAGGAGTAACCACATCTAGTATTGTTGGACCTACATCTATAACAAAGTGGTACTCAGGTATTACTCCTAATTCCGGAAAATATGTAATTTATAAAACAGCAGATGCTGGAGATCCTGATATTTTTTGTCCCCAAACAGACCAAGAACTTTATAATTTTGTTATAATGCAGGGGGGTTCATCATCAAACATCACCTCTGTATCAGCGAGCTTAAGTTGGATATCAACTCAAACAAATTTATTAACTGCTAATTTTGATTATGAAAATATAGTTACTGATGGATTAGTTTTTACTACGGATGCTGGTTTTGTTGGTTCATACCCCACTACTGGAACTATTTGGTATGATTTAGGGGGTAATGGTTACAATGGAACATTAACAAATGGACCAACATTTAATTCTAGCGACGGGGGAAGTATTGTATTTGATGGTACTGATGATTATGTTATCACTCAAAATACAAATTATGATTTTTCAACTA